ATACTGGATGTGTGAATTTCATGAGCAGAATGGTGAGCATGAATATAAATATAATCATATATACAATGACCAACAATTAGATGATATAGGACATGAGGGTGATGACCATGACTATAGAATACTAAATCATTTTTTTATTGAGAATATAAAAAAAGATGATGAAGATGGGTCAGGTTATTGGACTGGTGATGGTTGTAGAATGGTTAGGTTTGATGGCATGACTGAAGTTAAAAAGAAAAACTTTAAACACTATCAATTGTGTGGTGTGTATTATGTTGGTGATAACATTAGATTAAAATGGAATGAAGACAATGAATGTTATGACGAATATACTGATAAGGAAAATAAAAATGACTGAAGAAATGATGGAAGAAATATTAGATAACTGGATTGTATGGAGTAAAGAGATACAACAAAATAATAAATCAACATGGTCTCAAAGAGACGATGCTATTATGAGAGCAATAACAAAAATACTGGAGAAAAAATTATATGAATATAAAAAGTAATATTGATAGCATGATTAAATGGGCAAGTGGTTTTATAGATGGTGAGGGTTATCTTCAATACAAACAAGAACCTTATAAAAGAATAAGAATAGAAGTTTGTAATACAGATTTCACACCAATAAAAATACTACATGAATTATTTGGTGGTAAAATTTATGATAGAAAACCTAGAGTATCAGCTATAGGAACTATAACTAAACCACAAAAAACATGGGTAGCTTTGAATGAAGAATGTTATGAAGCTTGTAAATCTTTGTTGCCTTTTTTAACTACAGATAAAAGAATTAAAACAGCAAAGGAAATAATAAATCATTATGAGGAAAAAAGTGAGAATTAAAAAAGCTATTTATGGTAGGAAAGTATTTAGTAATAAGTCTGAATTACAACACTATAAATTATATGAACAATTAAAACTACAAAAGGAGTTAGTAATGGAACTACATCAAGCAGTTGGAATATGCGAGGGTTATATTAGATGTGATAAAGCAGAAGATGAGATAAAAGCATGGCAGTATTTAATTGATACTGGTATGGCATGGAAACTACAAGGTTGGTTTGGAAGACAAGCTAGTCAATTAATAGACATGGGAGTATGTAAAGAAAAAAGTTTACAATAAAAGACTTGACAAATTTTTTATTTGTGATAAAGACAATATATGAGAACAACAATTAAAACTTTAATAGTAAAATTAAGAATGAAGTATGCTGATTTAAGAGGACATCATGGTAAACGATGGGATTATGAACCTGGAGATTGGTATATGGGAAGACATAAGAAAATAAAAAAAGAACAAGAGCCTTCACTAAGACATACAATCTTTGGTGTAGTGTTTATCTTGTTAGCAATATTATCACTATCAATAATATTAAATATTTTACAAGGAGGTATATAAATGTTTATAGATAAATATAATATAAAAGTTATAGGTCAAGAGTACAATTCTAAAAAAGAAAAGTATGATAATGATTTAACTAAGTTAACTTTAAATTCAACTGATGGTGTGCACCACAAAAAATTTATAGCAATGCTAGAAGAATTATGTGATGCTCATGAAGGAACTCATTTAGAGTTAGATATTAAAATTAAACAACATCAATACACAGACTAAGGAGGAAATAATATGTTTGGATTTGGTAAAGAAGAAAAAGAAAAAGAACTAAAAAAATATATTGTCATGGGTAAATTTAAATTTAGTGATAGATATATTTTAGAAAAGCAATTCATAAACAAACATAGTGCTGACGATTATGTTAACATTATGAAAGAGAATAGTGAGTACAATGATTATGAATACTTTTTATTTGAACAATCAAAAGACTACAACTATGAGGAAAAAAATGACTGATGATATTACATCTTACGGTGATGTTTACTTAGAAGAGTTGAGTAAAAATGTTAAAGATACTAAGGATGAGTACTCTAAATTATTAGATTGGACTTCTGAACTTTCAGAAAATAATTTCAATCTCATTAAAGAGATTAAAGATTTAGAAGTTAAGTTTACTAATTTAAAATATAAATCTAATGATTGGATAGCAGATTTAAAATATGCTGAAGAAGTTAGATTAAAACTTGTTAAGGAAAACATTGCTCTAAGAGAAGAGATTAAAAATCTTAAGGATGATATTAAGTATGAGAGAGAACTAAGAATAGCAGGTGCTAAATATCATAATGGGTAAAAACTATAAATGGTTGGAGGAAGAGGTGCTAACACCGAGACAATTAAAACTTTATAATTTTTTAAAAAGTTATAAGGAAGATAAAAATTATATGCCTTCTTTTAAAGAAATAAAAGAACATATGAATTTAAAATCTAAGAGTAGTGTGTATACAATGATAGGACATTTAGAATATAAAGGTTATATCAAACGATTGCCTTACAAAGCAAGGGCATTAGAAATAATAAAGGAGTATAAATAATGATGTACGATGAGTCTAAAAAATATAAGGATGTACCGTTAGATAATGAAGTGTTTACATACCTAGATAAATGTGATAACTTAGAGACAGAAAAATTAGGTATGCTATTGGCTAATCTAAGTATGCCTAAGATGTGTTATAGTTGGAGCACAACTGAACACTTTAATACTCTATTAAATAAATATAAGATAGATGTATCTAAGTTTGAAAAAGAAAAACCAGTTGTAGAAAAATCTGTTAAAGCAGAAATATCAAGTACACTATTTTCTTTAATAGAAAAAGATAATTATAAAAAGAGAAACTTAATAAAAGCATTAAGAGAAAAGTTTCCTGAAGTTAATGCAGGTGTAATACAAAGACTAATTAAAAAGTATTTGTCTCTAAGAATATTAGAAATAGATACAACATATAAAACTAAACGATACATAATAAAAGGGAAGTACTACATTAAATAATTTATGAGCAAGTATATATTAAAAAAATCTTACGTTAGTTTAGATTTACAAATTGAGGATTACTATGAAGATGTAAAAGATGAAGACAAATTAAAAAAGAAAATTAATTTTACAGAGAATGCTATCATCATTAACAAAGATGTTAAACAAACAAGAGCAACGATAGAGGAGATAGATGCTAAAACGTATAAAGAAAAAATTAAAAAGGTTATCGACAAAAATAAAACAGTCACTACAAAAGATATTAAAAAGGATTAAGTCATGATAATTAAAACCGAATCATTTGTTAACCCATTAGGAGATTCTTCTGGTTATCAAATAACACCTGAGATATTATTATGGAGGTCTGTTCTTGTGAGAGTTATTCTAGATGCATTAGGAGTAGACATTCATGCTTGGGGTTATGTGAAGAAAAGAATTATAGAAGATTCTAATGCATGGTTTAACAAAGACAATGAAGACTTTATATTAACTTGTGATTATGCTGATTTGGAATGTGACTTTGTATTAAGATTAATACAAAAGATTAAGAAGAATAATGCAGAGAAACATTTTAAAAATAAAAATCTAAACAAATTTCTTTTAGAATATATTTGTTCATTTGCAGGAGAACAATAGTGAAATTAAATAATACATCTAAGTTTGATATTGATTTAAAGTATGGTCAAATTAGAGAGAAGAGAGTAGCTAATCTTCTTGGTAAAGAACAAGTTGAAATTAAAACTGAAAGGAGTTGGTGGAGAAAGACAGGCAACATAGCAATTGAATATGAATATAGAGGAAACCCATCTGGTATTGATAAGACTGAAGCTAAATGGTGGTTTCATATTCTAGAACTAGATAAGAAAGAACATTGTATTTTAGTTTTTAGAGTATCAAGATTAAAAAAGATAGTTAAGAAATATAAAAAGACACACACTAAATGCATTGGAGATTATCGAGCAAGTAGATGTGTTGTTATTCCAATCAAAGAATTATTTAAGGAGGATTGTTACAGTATATAGTTATGGCTGATAAAGATTTAATTAGACAGTATAAAGATACGATAGTTGATTTAACTAAAGAGAAAGAAGAAAACTTTAAAACAATTAAAGATAAAGATTTAAGAATTAAAAAAATCTTAATTGAATTAGAACAAGCTAACGATGATATACAATCTATGGGTAAAAAAATTAATGAGTTAGAAACTAAACTAAATAAAAAGCAAGATTTATCTAAGAAAATAGATAAAGTATTAAGTGAACAAAGTGAAAAAAAAGTGTCAGATAGTGTTGACATTGATAAAAAATTTTGATATAGATTCTGTCATGTCAAATAAATTAAATAACATAAAAGGAAATATATTATGGCAATAGTAGAAGGAACAGCTTATTGGGCATCTATAACTAGACCCAATGAAAAGTTTGAACCAATGTGGAGAATAGACTTAGCAGTTGATGATGCAACAGCATCTGAATTTCAAAAGCAAGGTTTCTCAATTGGTGAAACTGTAATTAATGATGAGACTATTAAGAACATCATTAAGTTTAAAAGAAAAGTATCTAAGGTTAACGGTGATAAAAATCAACAGCCACAATTAGTTGATTCAGAAAAGAAACCGTTAGATAAGATAGTCGGTAACGGAAGTAAAGTAAAAGTAATGTATAAATCTTATGACTGGAATTACAAAGGTAAGACTGGTAAAGGTTTAGACTTACAAGCTGTACAAGTTTTAGACTTAGTTGAGTACACTCCTAATGATGAGTTCAAATCAGAAGGTAAATCTTCTGATGGTGAATCAATCAATAGTGATTTTTAAATAGTCTAAAAAACCACAAGATATAATGTTCATAGTTGTCATTATACTTAACTCCTACGAGAGAGTCGGATACCTCCATCTGGCTCTCTCACAATTAACTAAAATTTTAAAGGGCGACAATGGAAGAAACAAACAAAAACGGATTTGTTAAATATCATTTACCATGTCCACTTTGTGCAAGTACTGATGCAGTATCAATAAACAAAGATGGGTCAGCTTATTGTTTTTCTTGTCAGCAATATATCAGGGAATACAATATGGAAACAAATCATGAAACAACATCAAGAGTAAATGAGTACCAAGTAAAAGACTTTCTAAAAGAATCTAACTTTGCAGAAATCATTGATAGAAATATCAAAGAAGATACTTGTAAGAAATACGGAGTCACAGTTAAGATGGACTCTGTTGGTAGTATAACACATCACTATTACCCTTACCATGATAAGCAAGGTGCAAAGATAGCCACAAAAACTAGATACACTAAGCTAAAAGAATTTAGTATACAAGGTAATACTAAAACATCTGGATTGTTTGGTGAACATCTATTCTCAAAAAATAAATATATAATAATAACTGAAGGTGAGTTAGATTGTTTATCAGCTTATCAAATGTTTAAGACTGATAGATATGATACACCTGTTGTTAGTATTAAGAATGGAATAACTTCAGCAGTTAAAGATGTTAAGAATAGTTTAGATTACTTAGAACAATTTGATAATGTTATTATTAATTTTGATAATGATAAACATGGTCAAGAAGGTGCATTAAAAGTAGCTGAATTATTTAGTCCAGGTAAATGTAAGATTATGAATTTACCTGAAGAGTTTAAAGATGCGTCTGATTGTTTAGCTAAAAATAAAATTCAAGTTTATACTAAAGCATTTTGGGATGCTAAATTATATGCACCAGACGGTATTATAAATGCGAATGTTTTATTTGAAGACATTGCTAAACCAACAACAAAAGCATTTGTTCAATATCCATTTGAAGGTATGAATAAAATAACATATGGTATTAGACCTGCAGAGTTAGTTACATTTACAGCAGGTTCAGGTTTAGGTAAGACACAGGTAATGAGAGAAGTAGTTTATCATATGTTAAAATCAACTGAAGATAATATTGGTTTACTTATGTTAGAGGAAACACCAGTCATTACTTCTAAAGGTTTAATGAGTATTGAGGCTAATCAAAGATTACATTTACCTGATGTTCATGTAAGTAAAGAAGAATTAAAAACTTACTTTGATGCAACAGTAGGTACTGGTAGAGTATATATGTTTGACCACTTTGGTTCTAACTCAATTGATAATATAGTTTCAAGAGTAAGGTACTTAGCTAAAGGTTTAGATTGTAAGTATGTAGTCATAGACCATGTTAGTATTATTGTATCAGACCAATCTCATGGTGATGAGAGAAGAGCATTAGATGAGATTATGACTAGACTAAGAACACTAGTTCAAGAGACTGGAGTATCAATGATAGTAGTATCACACTTAAGAAGACCAGACGGTAAAGGACATGAGGAAGGTGCAGCAACATCTTTATCACAGCTTAGAGGTTCAGCAAGTATAGGTCAATTAAGTGATATGGTAATTGGATTAGAAAGAGATGCACAAAACGATGACCCAGAGATTAGAAATACAACAAGAGTTAGAGTGTTAAAGAATAGATTCTCTGGACTTACAGGTCCTTGTTGTGATTTAAGATATGACATTGATACTGGAAGATTAAAAGAGGTTAAAGTAGATGACCTTTAATAAAGTAATTTTTGATATTGAAACTACAATGACAGCAGATAAAATCTGGTGTATAGTTTGTAAGCATGAAAATACTTACTATCAATTTACAGATGGTAAAAATTTAAATAGGTTTGAAGAGTTTGCAAAACAAACTAAAGAATTTATTGGACATAATATTATTGGATTTGATGTACCAGTAGTTCAAAAGTTTTTAGGTGCAGACATATTTAAAAATTGTAAACTTACAGACACATTAGTTTTATCTAGATTACTTAATCCTATTTTAGAAGGTGGACATTCATTAAAGAATTGGGGAACAAAACTTGGTACAAATAAAATAGAGTTTGAACAATTTGATTTTCTTAGTGATGATATGTTAAAGTATTGTCGTAATGATGTTGCATTAACAGAAAAGCTTTATAAATTTTTAGTAAGAAAGATGACAGATTTTGGTGAGTCAATTGAATTAGAACATAATGTTTCGAAGATAATTCAAAAGCAACATGAGAATGGTTTTCTTATTGATGTTGTTAGTGCATATGGATTACAAGCTAAGTTTCAAGAAGACATGAATGACTTAACTACTGAAGTTAGAAAGTCTTTTCCACCAGAAAAAATAGAAGAAACATTTATACCTAAAGTAAATAATAAAGCTAGAGGTTATGTTAAAGGTGTACCATTTACAAAAGTAAAATATAAAGAATTTAATTTAGGTTCACGACAACAAATAGGTGAACGATTAATGAAGCTAGGTTGGAAACCAAAAAAGAAAACAGATAAAGGACATGTGATTGTAGATGAAAAAGTTTTATCTGATATTAAAA